TTGGTCTCGTAGAATCTTTCCATCAGACGAAAGAAATCTACGGCGCTAACATTCTGAACACTGCAACGACGTATAATGCATCTATTGGTGGTGACGGTGTAGCACTCTGCTCGACGGCGCATCCAATTGATGGTAGCACGATTGCTAATACGCCTACAGTTCAGGTTGATCTTAACGAAGCTACGCTGCTCAATAGCATGATTGCTATCCGCACGAACTTCAAAGACCAAGCTGGCCTGAAAGTGTTCGCACGCGGCCGTCGTCTTGTTGTTCCTGCTCAGTTGGAGCCTGTTGCAATTCGTCTTACAAAGACTGAACTGCGCCCCGGAACTTCGGACAATGACGTCAACGCCATTATGATGACTGCAGGTGGTTTGCCAGAAGGTTATATGGTGAACGACTTCTTGACGTCATCGTATGCTTGGTTCTTGCTAACCAACATTGATGGTCTGTCGTATATGGAAAGAGTTAAGTTCGAATCCGACATGCAGGTCGATTTTGTCACAGACAACCTGCTTGTTAAGGGTTATGAGCGCTATTCTTTCGGCTACTACAACTGGCGTTCAATTTACGGCAACTTCCCAACGTCGTAAGGAGGAAGTAATATGGCTCATGCTTCTTTCTCCGGTCCATTGGTTGTGTTCGGGCAAAACCCGACACAGCCTTTTGACTACAATCCAGACATTGGTGGCTCGTCCCTGTTTGCTTCAGGGACGGGTATCTTAGATCCGAGAACTCCATACACCTACTTTCCCGGTGAGGCTCAATCTGCACCGGATTTCGGGTGGCTTGGCGTAGACAACATCACGACCTTAAGTGCTGTTCCTTATTCGGCTTCTGCAGCGGCAATTGTCGCTTCAGCAAACCCAACAAGCGCAACACTGACTTTGGTATCGTCTAACTCATCAACGACTGGCGTTTACTACTCAACGTCTTTCGTTCGTGCAGACACGGGTGCAACTGACACTGTTCTTGCTCTTGATGCTTATGCATCAGTAACCGGAACATTCAGTAACGGTGTTCTTACAATCACCGCATCAAGCAGCCAGATGCCAATTGGTCCGGGTATGGTTGTTCTGACAACTTCAGGAACGGTTTCTCAGGGAACTGTTGCTGGAACGCAGATCGTATCTCAGCTCACGACAACCGGCACCTATACGTCGGTTTCTCAGGGCACGACGGGCACTTATCAGACGAATGGTAATCTGACGGCGACTTCAGGCACGGTAACACTTGCCTATCAGACGCCCGGCCAGTGCGCTGTTCCTAATAATGCTCAGACGCCGGGATTATACAACTGGAGCCCACAAGCTCTACTTGGTCGTGCAGTAAGCGTCACTGCAGCAGCGAGCGCAACATACACAACTGCGACTGTTTCTGGTTATGACATCTATGGTTACCCAATGTCAGAAGCCATTACGATCACGGCTGGCAGCGCTGTTAACGGCAAGAAAGCGTTCAAGTATATCAAGTCTGTTGTCCTTTCGGGTGGCACGGCTGATACGACCCACGCTTACTCCGTTGGCACGGCTGATGTATTTGGCTTCCCACTGCGGTCTGATACGTTCGGTGACGTCATCGTCAACTATGCTACGTCGCTGGTTGCTACGACGCTTGTTACTTCGGCATCAAGCTATGTTCCTGCAGATAGAACAACGCCTAGCACAACGACGGGCGACGTTCGTGGAACATATGCTGCTACGTCAAGCAGCGGTGCTAACAAGCTGATCGTTCGTCAGTCGCCGCAGGCTTATATGACGCCTTACGCAACTGGCCTGTTCGGTCTTACTCAGGCTTAAGAAAGGGCTTTAAAATGGTATCCCAGACTAAAAACCCGGATGCTAAAGGCTCCCGTAAGAGCCTTTATAATGCCGAAAACAGCCACGTTGCCGCAGAAATGGAAGAAGGCACCGACGGCTTTAAAAAAGGCGGCTGTGCAATGAAGAAGGGTGGCAAGGTAATGTCCACCGCTGCTAAAGGCCGTAAGGGCCGCGCAACGGGCGGTGGCGTTTTTTCTTCTGCTGCTTCTGGCACGCCACGCGGTAAAGCATCGCACTACTAAAATGAATGGCGGGGGCGAAAGCCCCCGTCTTCTCAATGGCAGAAAAATAACGGTTAGACAATATTGCATGGACGGCATATAATGGTGACATGCAAAAATTTAACTCATACATCATCCGATCTTCATCTGACGACGCTCCTGCATTTTGCCCAAAATGCAAAAAAGATCGCCCAGTCTCTGATTATTATACGCATAGCGTTAGGGGAGACGGGGCAATCAGATATAGGCCTTATTGCAAAGAATGCCGCCGTGTTAGGATTAGGCAGCAAAAATCAAGACCAATACATTGTGAGATTATTTCAAGCGGTTTTCAATCTTGCAAAATTTGCAAAAATAAAAAGCCAATTGAAGAATTTTATTCAAACGGATGTTTTAATGATGGCATTAAAAAATATAGAACATCTTGTAAATCTTGTGTTCTGGAGAGACTTAAAATTAACCAGAAGACAATATACAAAACAAAATCTGAGAAAAGATCATCTACCCCAAAAAATTTTATATCTGGCATACTCAACCATGCGGCTAAGAGAAAACAACATCTTGGGTTTAATCTTGATCTTGTTTATTTATTGGACATCTATGAAAAACAATCAGGTAACTGCGCGATTAGCGGAGTAAGGATGACTTATTTGGCGGGATCGGGGCGCATCAACACCAATATAAGTATTGATCGCATAGACAGTTCAAAGGGATATCTAAGAGATAATGTTCAATTTGTCTGTGATGTGGTAAACAGGATGAAGCAAGATATGTCGCAAGGGGATCTTGAAAATTGGTGCTCACTAATTTTGAGGAAGGCAAATGACTAAGTTGAAGACCCCTGCTTGGTCTAGGGCTGCAGGACAATCAGAATCTGGCGGTTTAAACGCCAAAGGCCGCGCCTCTGCCAAGGCTGAGGGTCACAACCTGAAGCCGCCGGTTTCTAAAGAACAGGCGAAGAAGAGCCCAAAGGCTGCTTCTCGCCGTTCTTCATTTTGTAGCCGTATGACCGGCGTGAAAAAGAAATTAACTGGTTCTGCTGCCGCTGCAGATCCTAATAGTCGTATTAATAAATCTCTCAGAAAATGGGATTGTTGATATGAGCAAGCCATTCTGGGAAAAAGATACACCTAAAGACGTAAAGCATAAGGCTTTAAGTGCAAAAGGTGTTAAGATGGCTAAAGCTAAGGCGCGTGCAGCTGGTAGACCATATCCAAACTTGGTTGATAATGTAGCAGCAGCTCGTGCAGGAAAGACAAAAGGAAAAGACTAATGCGCCCAATAGTTGTCACTGTCGGTCCCCTTGCGGCGGCTTCTGCAAATAACATTGCGTTGAGCCAGACTGTGACTGGCGCTGCAAATGTTACCTTAAATGGCGCTCTTGCAACGGGCGGCGTTGCTTATCTTGACAAACCAAGACAGGTTTTGATCACCAACGTCGGTAATGATAGCGGTATTACCTTTACTGTTGTCGGAACCGATAGATATGGCGCTGCATTGTCGCAGACAGTGACTGGCACGAGCGGCTCATCTGTGGCCACAACCGTCGATTACGCGACTGTCACGCGTATCACGACGAGCGGGTCTACCAGCGTCAGCGGCATTACTGTTGGCACAAATGGTGTTTCTGGTAGCGACTGGGTGCGCTTTGATGACTTTGCGCCATCAAACATTTCAATTCAATGCACGGTAAGCGGAACTGTAAATTATACGGTTCAGTCTACCCTTGACGATCCAAACAGTGCAACAAATCCTGTTTCAGTAGTGAATGTCACTTGGGTTAATTCATCAGACACAAATGTTGTAAATGCTACTGCGACTAAGCAGAGCAATTTTCTTTTTGCTCCTGTNTTTGCTCGCGTTCTACTTAATAGTGGAACGGGTAGCGTAACAACTACATTTGTCCAAGACAGCAATGGACCTTACTAATGGCTGCTGGCGGATTAAATAATGGCACTGGGCTGCCTAATGGCAGCGGCCTTACACAGACGACTGGGACATCAGTTGGCGGTGGTTTGTCTAACTGATTGAGGGGGCGTTATGTCAAATCTTCCAATATCTGGATTAGCAGCAGGAACATCCGTATCTGCGACAGACGTCGTCCCTAATGTCCAGACAACTGGTGTCGGTCCTGTTAAGACAACAGCAGCTCAATTAAAAACATTTATGAGTGCATCGCCTTATTTTACTGGAAATGTTGGTGTTGGGACATCTAGCCCGCAGGCACATTTCCAAGTAACTTATGATACTGGACTTTCAGGGTTTTATGCTGACTCATACCAAGACACAGGCGTTTATCATTATTATTCTGAATTAAGAAACATAAACTCTCA